TGAAGATCCTCATTCTCATCACCAAAGAGGGCAACGGCTCCCTGAGCCGCAGAGAATGCGCCTGAGAGACCTCCGAGACCCTGAACCAATCCCGCAATCTGCTGCTCATCATTGGCGAGGATCTTTCCCTGCTGGGCGATATCACCCTGAATATCGGTCAATCGTCCTAGTTCGGCAGAGAGCTTCTTATAGGCATCGGACTGCTCATCGATTCCGTTGGCGATAAGATCCGCCATTTCCTCTTTGAGAGCCTTAATCTTCTGCCGTAGGGATTCGTGCTGCTGAGTGTTTTTTACGACCTCAGAAGCCTCCTTTTGCAGTCTATTCTCGACCTCCTGAAGCTTCTTAGCCTGATCCTCTGCCTGCTTAATCACCTGCTTGCGGGCAAACATCAGCGCCTTCACATCTCTTGCCTCCTTCTGATACTCATCGGATGCCTTGAAATTCTTGTTTTCAAAGGCACTCCCTGAGAGCTTCATCAGGCGGTCATATTCATCGTTGAGCTGATCGAGGGCATAATGGTTGGCATCAATGACATGATCGATCTGCCGAAAGGCTTCCTCTACGGCTGCAAGTGACTGCGGGGCATTGGTGGTGACATCGATATTGACTTCAGGGATATTACTGAGGATGGAGCTGATCCTTGCGCTCTCTGCCTCCGCCTTCTCGCCAATCTCTGAAACCTTCTGCTCCATGTGGGCTGCACCTTCATCAAAACCTGAGGTATCGATGACGGTTCCATAGCTCAATGTTCCATCTTCATTCTGATTCATGCCTTGACAACTATTTCTTCATCTTCAAAATTAGAGAACTTATCGAAATTATCGGGATTATTGGCATCAAGCGACTCATCGAAATCAGGCTTATCATCCTCCGACTCATCTCCCATCAATGGGACTGCCCGACTATACATCACTGCATTGGTGTAAGATATATCGTAGAGGGCTTCCTTCTGATCCATACCGAAGATCTTGGCGATCCCGATGATGGTAGCCCAAATACTATCGTTTAACGCTCCACTTCCTTTTTTGCCTTTAATATGTTCGCTTCGCTTAGGGAAGTGGTAATGACGAAAAAATCAACGATCTCCATATCCTGCAATCTATTGATGATATAATCGTTCAGGATCGATGGACGCACATACATCAGCTTCTCCGCCAATTCGGACTTCACATCAACCAACTCCTTCTTTGGCTTTCGGGGGATGATTCCGAGGATCTTTTTCTGAGGAATCTCCCTTTCCTCCACAAGATGATTGGCTCCGAGGATCATAATGGCTGCGATCTCTCCGAGCTGCTTGAAATATCTCGCATGATGTAGTACCGAATAGAGGATCTTATCCTTTGGGACTTTCTCCACAATGGGGAGAGTGGATATGATCTCCGATATGAGGATCAGCGTTGCAGTCGATGGGGGAGCGATATTATAGACCCTCCCATCAATCTCAATACTGCCGATTGGCTTTTCAAGTATGGCAGAAGCCACTTTCTGCTCAATAGTCTTTTGCTCCATAATTCATCAACTGAGTTTAGTAGCGGGAGTGGGACTCGAACCCACGACCTTCAGGACATGACCCTGACGAGCTACCGACTGCTCCATCCCACGATATTTGCCATTTTATCCTACCAAACGGCAAAAGGGTGTCTATCCACACGTCTTTTGAAAGGAGGTTTCCTAACCAAGCCTTATGCGGGCTTGGTGAAGGTTGCGGTCACTACCTCAGATACGGCTCCATCCTTGATGGCGATAGCCTTGATGGTGGTCGTAGCACTCAGCGAGATAGCCTCACTATAGGTCGTACCATTCGAGGCAGAGGGAACGCTTCCATCAGTGGTGTACTTGATGGTTGCACCCGTTGTCGCAGAGGCGAGAGCAACGCTCAGGGTAGAGCCTTCAGCCCATGTTGCGGGGGTGAATGTAGGAGCCGATACGGTTGCCCAATCGGATGCCTTCACCTTGAACTTCTTGTAAAGCTCACCATCCTCGCACTGAAGGATCTTGAAGGTCAGATCCACGTACTGACCCTCCTCCTCAGATGAGCCAGGTCGGAACGATACATGGGTTCTGCGGGCTTTGATACCCACCGCACCGATATTCTTCGGAGTCAGCTTGATCGAGAAATCGTCAGGAACCACGTTTGTCTTGACGGTCAGCTCATCGCCTCCCTGAGACTTCACGGCTCCCGTGAACATATTCTCTGTATCGAAGTCCATCTCCTTGACACGGGTGGTGATGGTAACAACGGGCTCACCCTCTTCCTCAGCGACCACGACTCCGCCCGTAGCGGTGGCGGTCAGCTTCTCACCATCCTCTGTGCCGAGAGTGGTGGATTTGTCATTGATCGTACCGATGGATACGAGGCTTGAAGCCATAGCGTCATTATCGCCAGTCTTACCGACCTCGATCTTACACTTCGACCATGACATGATAATCTTTCTTGCCATATTCTTCGACTTTTTTAGATTACACTTATTGAAAAACTACTCACTAATCCTTCTGAAATGGATTCGGGCGGTTACGCACCATTGCCCGATTTCCTCATTCTTCATAGAGGTGGGAGTCCCATCGGTCTCCATCCAATACTCGGTCTCATCGTTCTTATCGACAAAATCCCTGATCGCTGCCTGAAGCACTCCGATGCGGGCTGCATCACGAACCATACGACCATCCGTATTCTTGGCATCGGGAACGTAGATGTTCAGGATCACCACTCCCGTCTGAATCTGCTCATCAAGCCCCGCAAGGAACTTCACTATCAGATCCTCGGTCTTGGCATTGGCTGGGCGCATATCAGGGCGATATACACTCCCCTTGATGGTGTTTCCGAGACTTCCATTCTTGATGAAAGAGTAGAAATCACGCTCAACCTCGATCTCCGTCTTTATTGCCATTCCTATTCAGGTTCTATTAATCCGTTGAGTAACTTCTTGGCGAGGGATTCAGCTTTCAGCTCTGCCGATGTAAGCACATCCTTATGATGGATATTCTCCACGTAGGCGGCATATTTCATGCCCGCACATACAATTAGCACCACTCCCCAAGGAAACTTCGCCTGAAGCGATTTAAGGAGGGTTTCGGCAGCTTTTGCACCTAATTCCCCATTGCCCTTGGTTCCGCTATATTGCTTGGATGCGCCATTTACAACGGGATTCCCGTCATAGAGCACCACATATCCGATGGATGATCGCAGATTTCCCGTGATATCGTTATAGCTACCGCTCTCCCTCGCAATCCTCACGCATTCCTCCCCGATATAGGAGAGCTGCTTGATGAGGTGATCCACAATCTCATTCATCTTTCTTTTCAGCCCCGATCTGAGTTTCCTCATATCGGTCTTACTCACGATGACTCCCTTGTATTTCTTATGCTGGGTGAGAACCTTCGCCATGACTCAGACCATGATCTGCGTTCTGCCTACGGTGGTAAGAGGCTCGGAACTCAATACGTCATACTCTCCGAGATCCTCCCCATTCCTCTCCAAGGAGATGCGGAGATGGGGAAAGGCTTTTAGCTCGATGAGGATCAGGAATGATGCCTGACGGAATATTCCATCCTCATACTTACCCTTTCGGGTATCGCTATTGGTCTTGATAGAGCAGGGGATGGGATCGCTCCAATCGCTCTGAGCCGCAATAGGCTCACCATACTCATTCAATCCGCCACCTTCGACTATTTCATATCTGAGAGTTCCGTTTGTCCTCATATTACCATAGGTGAGATCCATCCTCCATGACCCTCATATAGTCGCTCAGAACCTCATCGGCATCGAGTCCGTAGATATTGCACCAATACTTGATACTTTCCTTGATTCCATCCTCCCTGACCGATGTAGAGATACCATTCTCTGAACGGCTCCCCTCCACATAGCCCATTATCAGGCTTACCGCCACCCGAAAGATCGCAGGATCCTTCGGAGTGGCTTCAGCCGTTGGGGTGATGCCCTCATTGAAAAGTGCAAGCTCGATGGTCTTATCATCGGGATAGAATGTGTTCGCTATTGCGTTGCACAGACTTTTCAATGCCTCAGAATTCTTCATCGACTAATTCTTGGTTTTGAGGGTGTAGATTCCATTCATCTCCGTGATTACGGGCAGGGCATTGACCTCAGCCTTGGTGAACTCGACTCCGTTAGAGCCCTGAGTCTCACCAACACCCCACTGAGATACACGGATGCGGTTATAGTTAGAGTAAGCCACTCCAGCCTCAGGCTTCAGCTCGTTATTCGCCCAAGCGTTCTTAACGATACCGAGCTTTCCATCAGGAATAAATACCATATTCTTGGCATTCCAAGGAGAGTAAGGAGTGCGCTGAGTTCCGTTCTGAATACGTACCTGACGGCGGATGGGCACGAAGATGGGGAATCCGTTTTCCTCCATGTATGCGTTGATATCCTTCAACTGCACAATCTTCATGGATTTGTCGGTTCCGTGGATCATCTGCTTCATCTTCTTAGAGCGGCACATATAAGAGATTCGGTCGGGTGAGCAAAGGATCTTTGCAAACGCAACCTTATCCTGAGCGGCATCGATGATACTCTGAATATCCTCGAAGCAATCAACCGTCTCGATATTGGCATCAATCCACTGAGTTGTGGCTGAAGCGATATTGGCAGCGGGCTGATTGTAGTCGATCAATCCACGTGCACCTCCCTCAGGGTTGGTAGTGTCATCAAGGGTGAACTTACCTTCGCTTGAGAGTGCGCCACAGAAGATCATATCGAGCTTACCGAGAACACCATTAACTACGGTCAGAACCTGACCCCACATCAGCTTCACAAGCTGCTCGTTCTTAGCCTTGTCAGGCAGGGACTTAGAATCGAGGATCTGCAATACCTTGCGATAATCCTTGGTAGTCATAGGCAGGGTGAGTGCATGGGTCAGGATGGTCTCCTTCAGGGTTTCAAGACCCTCTGTGCCAAGGATAGCCTCCTTAGCATCAGTTCCGATGGTGGGAGCTGCAACAGAGATATTGTACTGACCGATCAATTCCTCGAAATCAAGTCCGATGGTTGGGATATCCCAATCAAGGAACTGCTCGAAGATCACGTTGTCGAACAATTTCTTATTCAGCTCTGAGACCTTATCGAAGCGAATCTGAACATTCTTAGTCAGTTCGCCAAAGATTGTTGAATAAATAAACTCAGGCATGGTTCTACTGCTTTATGAACAGAATGTTCGGGTTAGACTTGAGGCAGCAGCCATTCAACCAATCGGGCAGGATGGGGAAGCCGAGGCTCGGATAGAGCACGACAGCCTCATAAGCTGCATCGATGGTCGGCAGACCTTTGCCATTGAACTCTTTCACTGCGCCATTAACCATATTCGGGGTGTACTTAGCCACAGACTTCTGCAAGATGACATAGTCACCTACTGCAAGCGTTTCCTCACCGAGATACGGAGTGACACTCTGAAGCTTGATCTCATCGTCACCGACTGACTGAGCATCGTTAGCGACAATCTTCAAGGCTCCAGTGGTTGTAGAGGTTGCATCGAGATAGCCATAATCCAATGACTCGATGATGGCATCACCATTGCTCAGTCCCGTGATGGCGGCTGAGAGGTTCAGGACATCGTAATCGGCATTGGAGGTATCGATCGATGATACGGTCACGGACTTATCATCCTTGCCTACCTTGGCGATCACGTCACCTACGGCAAAGAGATGTCCCTTGGCAATTCGGGGCTTCGAGGTGGTTCCACCACTCAGGACTGAAGCGATCTTGATGACTGCGGCAGACATCTCGCTGAAGTTCACCTCCACAAGCACTCCACGATAAACGACAGAGCCAACGGGGATATTATTCTTCGGCTTGAAACCACCTGGCAGCATCTTACATTCGCCTCTCCAAATCTCAGGAGTATGCCCCTTGATTGAAGTTTTCTTGAATTCGATAGCCATTGTTCAATGCGAATTAAGGGTGAATAATTATGGATGCTTAATTGTTGTCGGGTAAGCCTTTCGCCCATGCGTCTGCATCGGCTTTCATTTGGTCTTCGATCTTGCCCGTTTCCTGAGCCGCACCCTTTGGCATCAGGTTGTGAGAGACCAATTCATTCTTGAAATCTCCAAGAACCTTATCGAGATCTGCATCCTCAGGGATTGTACGATCCTTCAAAAGGAATTCGGGAATTCCGAGCTTCTTGGCTTTCTCAGCGATCAGCGCAGAACGCTCTCCCTTAGCTTTCTCAGCCTTCAGAGCCTCATTCTCAGCCTTCAGATCATTGATCGACTGAGTCAGAGGTGCAAGCTGCTTGGCGATAATGGCAGCGATCTTTGCGTCTTGTTCACCCTCAATCTCAACCTCTTCTTCGGTCTTGATCTGATTGTGAGTTGTGGTTTTACGTGTCTTTCTCGTGATCTCCCCCTGCATGACCTTTGCATAGGGAACGAGCAAATCCACCGCATTGTTGATATCCTCATCTGAGGAATCATCTTTGAGACCCTTGCAACCCAGTTCAACGAGGTCGTCAATTGCCTTTTCTGTAAGTCCCATGTCCTTCAGCTTCTCGGACAGAGCCTTCTTAAACTTGATTTTCATATTCTCTGATAATTAAAAAATGAATTCAATTTTGCGCAAAGTTAGATAAAAATTTCCGTAAGTACCTAATAAGCACCTATATTTTTAGCATCATTTAACCAAAAAGATTTTTCAGGAAATTCTGCAACTTTCCCTAACTTTTGCTTAAAAAGCCTTAAATAAACGCAGTTTTTCATCGAAAATGTTGCCTATCTTGATAATAAGCCATATCTTTGCAACATCAAACAGAGGTGCTTAACAAGCATCGAAGAAAAAGAGAAATAATTTCAACGTTTAAAAATAGGAGGTTTAATTATGATGATTAATGAGTTTGTCGATCTGACGGGTTTCAAACCAACCGATGATTACTATCACACAGAGATTGAGCCGATCTATGAGAGATCGGACATGGATAAGCGGGATTGGTGCAAGCAATGGAAGAAGAATGGCGGGATCCAAAAGGCTTACGATGCCCTCAGGGAGCAAGCAGCCAATGACTATGCCAATGTCCTGAGTCTTGAAAATGAGGTTAAGGATCTCAAAGAGCAATTATCTCGCCTGAAGGATATGAATGATAGTCAATCTCAGATCATTCGTGATGAGCGAGAGAAGTTGTTTAATGCAAATCAGGCTAATGAGAAGCTCAATAATGAGCGCAAGGATCTGATCGAATTCCTCATCAACTCAGCAGAGGAATGGGGTGCATCCGATATCAGGGAAAGAGTGATCTCGATGATCGGTGCAAAGGAATATATCCGATATAAGATAGAACACGATCTCAGACTTTGGGATCTCGACAAGAAATTGATAATGGAATTAATCTAAGGTTATGGCAAAGATGAAGCAATATCGGGTGATCGCCATGCACGAACTTGCAAAGCATACGGGATCGGACTTCGAGAAATTCTCCGATCCTGACAAAGCAAAGGAATGGGCGATTACCTTTGGGAAGAAAAAAGGCGCAGAATACGTCATTCTCTCTGAGAAATCACAGAATAGATATAATAGTTATAATGATATAGAAAGGATAGATCTATGAATAAGGAAAGAAGAAAGATTCTCGAAGATATTATCGAGAGATTGGACGGGATCAAGACCGAATTGGATGATCTGTATGTTGACGAATATGGAGCCTATGAGAATCTCCCTGAGGGGATTCAGGATTCAGAGAGAGGTCAGACGATCTGCGAGAACGCAACGGATATAGAAAGCGCATCTTCTGAGATCGAGGATATCGTTTCGAGCCTTCAGGATATCATTGAGAGATAATAAACCGAGTTTATAACAATTTAATTTCAACGCATTATGAAAGAGAAAGTCAATGTTTATCAGATGGTGACTGATCGGGTGATCGAGCAGCTTGAAAAGGGCATCGTTCCTTGGCAGAAGCCTTGGTCGGGTGCTGGGCTCGCAGATGGAGGTGCAATCAACTACGTTTCAAGAAAGCCCTATTCATTCCTGAATCAGATGCTTTTGGGTCGTGAGGGTGAATATCTCACCTTCAAGCAGATCAAGGATCTCAAAGGCAATATCAAGAAGGGTGCAAAGGCTGGCATAGTGGTATTCTTCACTATGACCACTCATGGAAAGAAAAAGGAGGTGGATGAGGATGGTAACGAGATCATCACGGAGGTAATCAATATGCACTCATATCCTATCCTGAAATACTATCATGTGTTCCATATCGATGATTGCGAGGGTATTGAGAGCAAGATCAAGGAGATCGAACCCGATGATACCCTGAAGCCCATCGAGAAGGCTGAGAATATCATCAACGGATATCTGAGCCGTGAAAAGAAGCTCAGGTTTCAGAACGATAAGCCATCAGGCGATGCCTACTATTCTCCCTCTCAGGATATGGTGGTGGTTCCGATGCTGGGTCAATATCAGATCGTAGAGGAATACTACTCAACCACATTCCATGAGCTGACCCATTCCACGATGCCTGAGTACAGATGCAACCGTAAGAATGAGATGGGGATCGCAGCTTTCGGAAGTGAATCATACTCGAAAGAGGAATTGGTTGCGGAACTCGGATCCGCAATGATCTGCAATGCAATCAATATCGATAGTGAGAAAGCATTCAAGAACTCGGTTGCATACCTTCAGGGATGGTTGAGTAAGCTGAAGAATGATAACAAGATGATTATTTGGGCTGCATCCAAGGCGGAGAAAGCCGCAAAATATATCATGGGGATCAAATAATAATCTGAAACATTCGCAGAGAGGGCGATTCCCTTCGCTCTCCTGCGATTTCAGGAAAGAATCGATAAACTATTCACCCGAACAATAAAAACGCTCTCAGAATGGCAAAGAAGGATCTATACAAGAATACTGATTATTTCGAGTTCACCCAGCCGAATCCGACTGAGGGGAATCGATGCAAGAAACCCGACTGCGTTATCAGGGCTTTCGCCATCGCAGCAGATCTCTCATGGCAGGAGTCATACGACATCCTCTCGGCATTAGCCCGTGAGAATTATGATGTACCCAATTCAAAGAATATCTATGAGAAGGCTTTCGCTCAGAGAGGCTATAAGGTCGTGACCCTGAAAGCCAACAAGGGCGAGAAAAGAAAGACCGCAGAGGAATTCGCCAAATCCAATCCAAAGGGGAGATTCATCCTGAGCCTCGCATCCCATCTCTGTGCGGTGGTCGATGGAAAGATCAGGGACGGATGGAATTGTGGGTATAAATGTATCTACAAGATCTATATAATCAATGAGAAATAATAATATCAATAATAATTAATTCAAATATTCAGAATTATGGAAACGAACGTAACTAAGAGAACAGACATCTATTCAGTCGATCCGAGAAATGTGGTCGTAGTTGAGAATTTCAATGTACGCAGGGATTTCGCCCTCGATGAGCTGAAGGAGCAGATCAAGGCTCAGGGAGTCCTGAATCCTATCACGGTGATCCCCTTCAAGGATGAGGATGGGAATGAGAAATACCGCCTTGTGGATGGTGAGCGCAGACTGAGGGCTACCCTCGCAGCCATCGAGGAAGGAGCCGACATCAAGCGTATCAAGGCTCTTTTCCTCCCCCGCAACACCAAAGAAGAAGATCTTCTGATCGAGCAGATGATGCGAAATGAGGGAAAGAACTTCACCGAGTATGAGCAGGCGATCATGTTCCAGCGGTTCCGTGATAAGTTCGGATATACCGCATCTGAGATCGCTGCAAAATTCTGCAAATCTCAGACCTTCGTAGGTCGATGCCTGAGCCTTTTGGAGTTGGCTCCTGAGATTCAGGAAAAGATCGAGAACGGAGAGATCTCAACGGGCGCAGTCCGTCAGATCGTGAGCTCGAATAAGGAGGATGAGAAGGCTCAGATCGAAGCCGTTCATGATGCCATTGCAGATGCCAAGGAGAAGGGAAACAAATCCGCCTCCGTGAAGAATCTGCAAGGTGATGCCAGGTCGCAGAAGGATCTGAAGAAGGTGATCGATGGATTCCAACTCCTTATCAAGTATGGTATTCAGGGAAAGATCGAGATTCAGGAATTCGACTGCAAACAGATCGCCATCGCCCTGCATAAGGCTACCACGATGGAGGATGCTATCAGGAAGCTTCAGGAAATGATAACCCCTGATATTCAGGTATCGCCTGAGGATGAGAATCAGGATTCCATCATCAAGCAATGGAAGGATCTGAAGGAAAAGCATCAGAATTCATTCATCCTATTCCGAAACGGGGATTTCTATGAGGCATTCTGCGAGGATGCGAAGCCAATAGCCGACACCCTTGGAATCGTCCTTTGCCATCGTGGAGAGAATGATATGTGCGGATTCCCCCATCACGCTCTCGATAGCTACCTCCCCAAGCTGATAAGAAAGGGTATGCGGGTAGCCATCTGTGATCCAATAGGAGATATCAATAAAGATCCGAAAAATCCCCTGAAACATGAGATTGAGGGATTGGATGAGCAGGAAAACGGCTGATTTTCGGGTTTTTTCGTGGTAATCTGAAGAAAATTTCGTAATTTTGCAGCAAGGTATGAGTACAAAAGTGGTACACCTCAGGTTGAATGAGCCATTCGAGGGTCAAAATGACTTCTATTTCGGCTCGATCAAGGCGATATACGATACCATCCCGAAAGAAAGGATCGGGATCGGTTACAAATCTCTCACGAATCATGGTCTGAAAGGGAATATCTACAAGAATTCCCTTTGCACCATCGATATAGGGATCATGAGGCGAAAGCCTATCAGGAACAAGAAACAATAATTTCAACGCAATAGAGATATGTTAGGAGCAATTATCGGGGATATCATCGGTAGTACCTATGAATTCCACAACACAAGAGATTACAATTTCGAGCTTTTCCCTGAGGGAAGCTCTTATACGGATGACACGATCTGCACCATCGCAATAGCGGACTCCATCATCAGGGGGATCCCTTATCGTGAGAACCTGATCGATTGGTGTAGGAGATACCCTCATCCGATGGGAGCCTACGGAGTATCATTCTCACGCTGGCTCAATTCACCCAATCCCATGCCTTATGATTCATTCGGCAATGGAGCCGCCATGAGGGTATCACCATGCGGATGGGGATTCCTGAATCTATTCGAGGTGAAGGAAAACGCAGAAGGATCCGCAAGATGCAGCCACAATCATCCTGAAGGACTGAGAGGTGCAAGGGTGATAGCAGAATCTATCAATATCCTCATCAATCCTCATTCACTTGAAAAGGTGATAGATTTGGTTCGTAAGGAGTATGGAGACGATTGGGAGAAATGGATCCCTCAGGCTGGACAATGGGATGAGACCTGCATGGGCTGTGTACCCCTCGCCATCCATCATCTCATCCACTCTGAGAGCTTCGAGGATGCGATCAGGAAAGCCGTATCATACGGAGGTGATTCAGATACGATGGGAGCCATCGTAGGATCGCTTGCAGAAGCTTATTTCGGAATCCCTGAATGGATGAAGGAGAAAGCCCTGAGCTACCTTCCACAAGAGATGATCAACGTGGTCTCACGCTTCAGGATGGAGTTTGTAAATAATAGATTCTAAATCATAGATAATCATGGAAAGAAAAGATCTTCTGCATCACTGCAGATACTACAAAGGAGAGAAAACAAATCCGAATCCTGAGGGGAATAGTGCCTTATTTTGGGATTATGAGAGGGTATGGATTCAGGAAATGACAAAACCAACCATGCAATCAGATTTCATCTCTGACTGCATCAGCGAGTATATAGGCATAGGATTAGGCGATTTTGAGAAAACGGATGATACCCCACTATCCCTGAAGGCAGTCCTATTCAATCGGTATTGCCATTGGAATAGCGGATCTTCCCTCGATTGCGTTGAACCATTCAAGGAGTTCTATATCAATGACTATATAAAAGAGAAAGCCACCGATTGAGTGGCTTTCTTCTTAGTATGGATATGGATAACCATTTACATATGGGAATGGTAGAGGATTCTGAGATACGATC